CATCTTTATCTTGGAAAGTATGATTAATAGATCCTGCAGTATTTGGATACTGAGATCTAGTATTCTCTCTAGATGAAACATAAGAATAATTTTCAAAAGCAAAAGCTTCTTCCTTTAATTCTTTCTTTTTAATGTAATTTGGAGTTTCTAATAATTGCATACTCATATAGTATTCCTTCATTCAGTCTAGGATAATCCCTAGATCTTTTTTCGTTATTCAAAATTTTTAATACAATATTTACTTCTTCAGATTATGTCTATTAAAAATATGGCCAGGCCCAAAATATTCTAAGAAATTCTTTCTATATGGAATAAATCTAGCTAGATAGCTTCCAATATCTTTAAGCTGAAGATAGAGAAGATTTTGCTCTCCTGCTGATCCTCTAAAGATAATGGAGATAGCATATAAGTAAAATGAGAAAAATTCTAAAGGCTTAATAGGATAATTCTTCATCTTCTTAATGTAGTATCTATCATGCCAGAAGATCCTCATAGCTATAGGATAGACTTCTAGTATTGGATCTTCTCTATCCCAGAAGTAATTCCTATGCTTATCTCTTATTTTCCATAGAGTCTTTATTGAATCCAACATAGGGATATGTCTAAGCATACTATGATTATACATACACCAACTATTGAGGATTAATTTAGTATGAATAGGGAGGCCTAGACTAGTCATTCCTATGATCTCATCTCTAGAAATTGGAGGAAGCTCTTTATCTGGTAGCCTATAGATAGTATATAATCCTACTTGTCTGCAGCATTGATAGTATAGAGGCTTAAAATCTTCTGGCTCATATTCAAGGCCTAGAGCATACTTAGATATCGCTGTATAAATCCAGCCATTATTAGATCTAGGCTCTCTATCTATACAAGGCTTATCATGAAATAGCCCAAATTTACACTGATAATCATCCATTAGGATCTCCCTGCATTGTAAAAAAATCTACATATTAATAAGACTAATATTATATATCCAATTACTCCCAGCCAGATCATTTTTTTCTATCCTGTGCATTTTTTACCGATGCAGTATATTCGATTAATCCAGATCTTAATCTTTTTAATCTTGTAGTATATTTTCCTAGCTCATTGCTTACAAAAAATGGCCTGCCAGCAGTATAGGTAGCATGAGCATTATCTTTAAATTTCTCTCTTTGAAATTCTATATTCTTAATCTCATAGAAGATATCCCATTGCTTTTTATCAAATCCTGCTGTATTTATCTCCATCATGATATGGCCCTTTCTTCCCACTTGCATATCTTCCTAAGTCCCAGCCATCTCCAGTCTCTTCTGCATACTTTTACTCTGGCAGTCTGTAGATTGAATAGCTTCTTATATGCAGCAACGTAAGCTTTATTAAATTGATAGCAAATAGATGAAGGCCTTTCATCACTCATAAAGAAATCATGAGAAAATCCCATTAAGTGGCCATATTCATGCAGGATATTAGAGCCAATATTCATGGTATGCCTTTTATCAAAATATTTAGTATTTACTCTAATGATTCTATCTACCTTAGGCTTTGTATATCCTATAACTTTCTTCCAAGTATAGTAGTCATCTACAAAGATATCTAGCTCATGATCCATCTGGGGCTCATGTATATCTGCTCCATGCATGATCATATTATATACCTCAGAATTAGTGAGATTTTTATACTTAGATCTCTCCCCTTTGAAGGGCTTAAGCTTTAGGATCTGATCTCTAAAGATAGATGAGTTAATTACTGTATGCATCTCTAAGGATACTTGGCCCATCTTATCTCTTCTAATCTCATTATCCATTCTAGTAGCATCTAATTTGATAGTAGTAATCATTGCTTCATCCTCCTAGCAGCTTCTACTGCAAAATAATCTACTATAGTCCTTTCAGTATTAGGATTCCTATTTTTATCTTCCATCATTGCATTAAAAGCTAATGCAGCTAATGAAAAAGAGTGTAGATAAAAAGAAGATAAGACAGTATTGGCAGCAAATTTCTCAGCCCCTTCTGTATCATCTTCCTTTACTTTCTTCTCCAGTACCTTATTAATACTGGCCATATCTCTTCTAATAAAATCCAGCTCTTTAATATTATTCTGAGCTACTGCCATCAATCTCTGATCCATCATCCTCATTCTCCTCTATTTCATCCTCATCATTATCATAAGGATCATAATTTTTATTATATTCTTCTTCTGCTTTCTCAAAATTTTTGGGCCAATTCATAGCTCCCCTATTAGTATATAATTATCAGGTATCATATCCATCTCTAAAGCAAAAAAGTATCCATCTAGAAATACATTGCATCCCAGCTCATCCTCAATTGCATCATACCAAACTAAAGTCACTCTACTACTCATAATTTCATCCCCTTTAATATGTGAGCTATTACATCTACTGTCCAGCCATTGCCTAGCATCCTATATCTCTGATGATCTGATACTCCAGCAGTATAATCTTCTGGCACAGTCTGTAGAAATTCACATTCATTAGGAGTCAATTTTCTAAGCTTACAAGCATTATCTAGTATCATAGATTTAGATGAGAAAGTACTGCAGCCATCCCCAGTAAGGAGAGTATTAGACTTTCCATCCATATAAGCTCTACTCTCTACATAAGAGGCCTGGCCTTTAGGGTATCTAGTAGATCTGCTCCATCTTACTATATTCTTCATCTTAATATCTAAATCTTCTGGCTGCTCTACAGGTATATTAGTCCAGTAAAGCCTTCTTCTATTTTGAGCAGATACTAAGGATGAATTTATCTCTATAGGCTCTACTCCAAGATGCTCAGTGATTATATCTTCAGAAGCTTTCTTCATTTTTACATTCTCTAATAAGAAATATTTAGGCTTAACTTCTTTTAATATTCTTACATATTCAAAAAATAATTTGGATCTAGGATCTTCAAAATCTAATTGCTTTCCTAGGAAGCTGAATCCTTGGCAGGGACTTCCTCCCAAAAGTAGATCTATCTTAGGTAGTATTAATGTAGATACTCCTTTCTCATGATCTACATACATCTTCTGGCCTACTTCTTTCACATCTCCTAGAAGTAGAGTATTAGGAAAATTCTTAGCAGCTATTTCTATAGAGTGCCTATCTATCTCAGAGGCCATATAGAATCCCACTGGGATTCCAAGCTTCTTAAGTGCTATTTGGCCACAACTCATGCCATCAAATAATGATAATACATTCATTAAGCCTCCATATATTTCTTAAATTTTTCATACTCTTTCTCTGATCTTTCATCTATGTAGATATTCTGCATTTTACACTCCATCCCTGCAGGAGTAGTGAGATATCCATCCTCATAGTCTGGACTCCAGATATTAGCATCTAGCCTTATGAGATCTGCTCCTTCCTTATCATCAAAATAATGGATAAAAGCTTCCCTCATCTCTTTAGCAAAAGTATCTATAAGGGCATGATTATCTGAGGGATACTCTATGTAAAGAGCATCATGCAAGGGCATTATAACTTTTAATTTTTCTTGCTGACATAATTGAATAGCTTTCCTTAAAATGCAGCCGCCAAATCCCTGAATAGGATTATTAGATACTGATCTCTTATTCCTATTATCTCCAAAAGTGATAAAGCCATCTGGCATCTTATGAAATCCCCTCAGGCTATAATCAAATCTGATATCTTCTATCCATTCAGCATACTTAGGATAAGCCCCCATGAATTTATTAATTAGATCCTGAGCATCTTTTTTAGTATGAGGCTTTCCAGTATCATCTGTAAGCTTCCTAGCTAATGCTTCAGCTCCCATAGAGTATGAGATTCCTAATGTAGTGGCCTTAAATACATTCCTTTCTATTTTATAATCTTCTTTCTTCCCTTCCCAAGGTACTGCTCCAGCCAGCTTAGCGAAATAGAGATATACATCTCCAGATTTATAAGCCTCTATCATATTTTTATCACCACTTACTAGGGCCGATATTAAAAACTCCTGAGAGCCATAATCAATTCCACAAATAGCGTGGCCAGGCCTGGCCTGAATGAGACTCCTCATCCAAGATGCTTTTAATGGCAAGTACCCTGTACTTTTGGGCTGAAAGCGGCCCGTAGAAGATCCATATGGATTTAAATAAGATCTCACTCTCCCATCTTCTCCTAGAGAATCAAAGAAAGTGGCCTTATTTTTAGCATTTTTAGCTTTTGGAAGGAATCCATTTAAAGATTGTTTAGTCTTAAGATACCTAAGCATCTGAGCCCCTACATTATTCCTAGGAAAATCATGCCTATATGAGAAATGCTTCTCCCATGCTTCCAGAGATAAGCTCCAATCTCCTTCAGGCTTAGTCTTAGAAGGTAGAGTCCTGAGCCAATTATCTTTATATTTAGATTTCTCTATCCACTCTTTTAGTGGCTTTTGAAACATAGAATATCTCTGGAGATTCTTATTCCATCTGAAGAATTTTATATCCTCATCAAATTGACTATTTATATCTTCTGATAATTCTTTTAGTAGATCCTTTACTGATCCAGCAAATTTCTTCACTTTAGCTACTTCTACTGGATATCCTGTAGCTTGCATTAAAGCAGTCCTAGCAGCAGATTCCCCTCTATAAAGTACTTCTTCAGGAGTTACATCTATAGGCTTATTTGCTTTAAATTCTAAATCAAGGGCTTCCATCTCTTCTCGAGTATATTCATATGCTCTCTTAAAATAGTCTTTATATTCTGCTTTTATAACTTTCCAGCAAGGTACTAAGTGGACTATATCTGAGGTACAGTACTCAATTATTTGCTTCTTATTTATTAATATCTTCTCAGCATTATTGGATATGATTAGATCCCTCATCTCATTCTTATGATCAGTATCTATCTTAATCCCTAGTATTTTATATAGGCAGCCAGCCAGATTCTTAGGAGGCTTAGAATTATTTACTCCAGCATCAGATCCATATGCAGGAGGAGTAGTAAATACTTCCCTCCCCTCTATAAGCTGCTTTCCATACATGAACTTATGATTATGATTAGTGAGCATCTTCCACTCTACGGCAAGATCCAGCCAATTACACTTAGTAGGATCTATCCCTAGGCTGATAAAAGCGTGGCCTTCAGCTACTACATTATAAGATACAAAGATATAGCCAGCTTCTCTTAGATCTAATAGATGTACTTTAAGATCCTCCATTCTTTTGGGGGAATTATAAAGCCAATACTCAAATTTTTCTCCATTCACCGCAAATGAGCAGCATACTAGATTTAGCTTTCTTTCAGCAGTAGTATTATATTCAAAATCTATAGGGACTAATTTAGACATTATAGATCTCCTTTATCCAGAGGATGATCCTCCTTTACTGGAGGGAGAAGCTTCTCATTTATTTTGATCTTTGATTTTCCATCAATAGTGACTATTTTGCCAATACTTTCCCCATTCCATGTAAAATTTTTAAGAAAATCATCTACTTTAGTATTATGCTTAGGGAATAGAGAGATCTCTTCTTTACAAGTCTTAAGAGATACATGAGGAGTCTGGCTGATAAGGATATAATTATATAATAGATCTTGCTGCCATCCATATAATGAGGATAATACTAGGGACTTAAATTTCTCCCCTTTGTATTCTACATGAGGATTAAAATCTTGATTTATTTTATCTTCTAGATAGTTGAGAAATCCCTGCTTAAATTCTTCAGTTTCAATATATCCCCATAGAAATTGAGTATCTTCTAGGCCTAGTCTCTTCTCGAGTCTATCTTCTGATAACTCCATAACTGAGAATTTTCTATCTAGCTGCTCGAGATGTACATCTGAATCATTATTAGTAGCTATGATACATGAGCAGAAGATCCCTTTATTCTTAGCATCTACTCCCTTAGTCTCAATAGGTACATACTCATTGGCCCATTCTTTTAACTTATTCTTCCTAGTAGTAGCTCCTTCTCTCCCTGCTGAGAATTTACATTCATCATAATAAAGGAGAGTACAGTCTAAGAGATGGCCATTAAATTTAGTATCTAATGCTGATGCAGGGGCTTTAGTATAATTAGTAGGCCCATGGATATTCTTTAAGGCTTCGGCCAGTAAGTTTTTACCAATTCCCCCAGCTCCTACTAATACAAGATAAGTAGGAATCCTTTTAAAGCAGCTCCAATAGAGCCAATTATATGCATAATCCCTGCAGCTATCTAGGAAGAATCCTTCTAAAAATTCAATAAATCTGGGATCTAATTTAGCAGATCTATCTCTATCCATCCTATATTTAGGAGGTATAAACTTATTAAATATAGTCCTTTTATTATGATCCCCCTGAATATCTTTATAAGCTATTGTGGATCTGGGATCATACTCAAATAATCCACAGTGGCCCATCTCTCTTACTAGAGCTACATGCTTCTGACCTACTATTCTCTCCCATGATTTCTCTTCTAAAGTAGAAAGCCTTCCAGTAGTTTTATCTACCATTAAAGCAGATCCTTTAGGATGCTCCATATCTACTACTGGGATGAAAGATAGATACTCATCTTTCTCGGTATGTACATCTAGATCCTCCCCAAATTCAGCAGACTTAGTAGCATTTATATGGGCCAATATCTCATCTTTTACAGTAGGGATAATATTTGTAAGCTGCTCTACTATCTCAGTATCAGATAATAGTAAAAAGGGCTCATGTACATTCTTTAGCATCTTCCTATCTGAGAAGAATCTCTTAAATACTCTTTTTACAAGCCCATTGCCTGAGAAGGAGAAATCATCAATCTTCAGACTGCCATTAGAATTTATTCCAACTGCGTAGCTTTCTACTAAATGATCAGTGATTTTTTTAGACAATAAAAACTCTTCTTTCATACTTTCTCCTATTCCATAAATAGCTGCATTTTAACTCAGCCATCTAGCCCATGGGGAGAGAATAGAAAGAAGAGTCTTTAGGAGATAGACATTATAAAATCAGAGTGATTAAGTCAATAAGTATGAATTATTTATAATAGGTTCGGATATTCTATGTGAGTTATACTAATTAAACTACTATTTTAAAAGCAGTACTACTACTTAGTAGTACTTTTGAAAGTGATTTTGGAAGTAACAACTGATTAGGGCCACTGTGCAATATGTTATAATTAAAAAAGCCCCAATTCTGAGGCTATTAATTACTTTTGATGCAGAAAATTGTGAAATCTTAGTCATAATTCAATATCTACTATCATTCTCACTTAGTCAATATTTATAAATAAACTATTCTACTCCTTTGATATAGCAAATCAGGATATGTGATAATGGATATACAGGGGAGATGATACATGGAAGTAAAATCAGTACAGATATTAGGCCAGAAGTATAAAGTAACTATCAAGACACCTAAGGGAGTGGATAAAGATCTCCTAGATCAGTTATATGGATATATAGATAAAGAGAAAGAGTATATCTGGATAAATGAGAAATTAAATAATGAGCATTTTTATAGGACTCTATTTCATGAGATGGGCCATGGAGTATTCTATAGGAATGGAATCAATTTCAGTGGGATGATACCTAGTGAATTAGAAGAGATAATTGTAGAGACTTTTGCATCAATGCAGTATGAATTTATGAGAGATTATCTCAAGGGGCTATTAAAATATGAGGATAATATACTTCGGGGGAAGATATCAGCCTTCACTAGAGGCAAGTAAGGAGTTATACTTAATACAGGAGTGGATGAGGGAGTCTCAAGCTTCTATGCTAGTAGATTGCAAATTCGATAAGTATCAATATATAATAAGAAGGCAACAATTGGCCAATAGGCTGAGAGCTAGGTGGAAGGTGATCCAAGGAGGGAGAGCTTCTGCTGATTTAGAAGCTCAGGCATAAAAAAAGGAGCTAAAAAGCTCCTAATTTATTATTCCTCTATAGCTAGGGCCATATTAACTACATGATCTTCAATATCCCAGATAAAATTAGTGATATCTGCTGGATCTTCAAAACCAAATACAGCCTCTCCATCAAAAGTCTCTACTGCTAATACATAAGTGATTTTATTCTTCATAAATTCTCCTAGATAAAATGTCATTTTCTATATTGTACCATAATTCTCAGGATTCATTGACTTATTTTGGACAATATACCAATATTAAAGTAAGGGATGAATATTCCAAGATCCTGAAGGGGAAAAAATGGCGAAAAAGCGTAAAGTAGGAAGGCCTACTAAATATAATGATGATATTCCAGAGAAAATGCTGGATTTTTTCGATATTCCACTAACATATAAGACTACTGAGCAGAAGATGAGTGCTTCTGGAGTGGTTATGGATCTAGAAGTAGTAAAAGCTTCTCCTATGCCTACTTTTGAGGGATTTTCCTTAGAAATTGGAGTATGTATGGATACATTGACTGAGTGGAAAGCTAATCATAAGCCATTTTCCTTAGCTTATAGAGTCTGTAAGGGGATTCAGAAGAGATTCCTCATGAGCCATGGATTATCTGGAGCATATAATAGTAATTTTGCCAAATTCGTAGCTATCAACTGTACAGATATGGTAGATAGATCTGAGGTAAAATCTGAGAATGATCATACTGTAAAAGAGTATGGCCTGGCCTTTGATTTATCTAAGACTCCAGAAGAAGTAGCTAAGATTAATGAAGCTAAGAAGAAAAAAGACTAATTGCACGATAATCTTTCTTATCATGCAGAAAAATAAGCATACTCCAAGGAGGGACTATGAGCTTAATGCATCTAGTATTATGGATGAGTATCATGCTGGCCATAAATGTGGCAGCATTAGAAGTTATTTATAACCCATATCAGGATATAGATCATGGATGCATAAATACATATAGTTACGAGCAGGAGAAATCTTGCCCATGTGATGAGGAAGAAGCTGGGATATATGGATATTAAAAAAGGATGCAAATACTATGTAGAAGGATCAGATCTCCTAATACATGTACTAAATATAGCCTACTCAGGCAATGGATATATAAAGGCCAGAATAAGAGAGACTAATATTAGGAATGGTATTTTCTATGGAGATAGATACTATAAACTATATAAGGATAAAATACAGCATTGGAAGCTTTTAAAATAGAGGAATCCCCAGAGGAAGTCCTATCATTTACTACGTTTGATCCTACTCCTATCAATTGGCAGTATAGAGTATTATACGATCAGGCCAATAACTGGGAATATGATAAGGGAGTAATAATAGCCCTTTACAGTGGAGCAGTAGGATCAGCAAAAACGACATTAGCAGCGACTCAGGCCATATCCCATTGCCTAAACTTCAAAAGAGCCAAGTGCTTATTAGGGAGAAGATCCCTTCCAGATTTAAGAGATACAATATATAGCGATATAGTAGAGCTACTAGATGCAGATGAGCAGCTAATAGAGGGAGAAGATTATATCACCTTTGATCCTATATGTAGGATTATCTTCCCTAAGATGAAGAGTGAGATATTCTCTAGGACATGGGGAGATAAGAAGTATAAGAAATTCAGATCCCTTAAGCTATCAATGGCCATCATAGAAGAAGCTACTGAGAATAATATAGAGGATAGGACTGCCATTAGAGAGATCATGCAACGTCTAAACAGAATTAGTCACATTAAGTCTAATACCTTGATTTTATTAACGAATCCAGACTCTCCAGGCCACTGGATACATAAGGATATCATTGAGAAATCTCATGAAGATGGAATCCATGTTTACTACTCTCTCACTACAGATAATCCCTTCTTAGATAAAAATTACATAGATTTTCTACGCAAGACTCTTACAAAGAAGGAGGCTGATAGGCAGCTTAGGGGAATGTGGGTAGAAATTGACTCAGATAGAATTTACTATGCCTATACTTCAGAAGTGAATTTTAAGAGAGATGAAGAGTATCAAATAGATCCTAGATATAGAGTGGATTTGATGATGGATTTTAATATCGGAAAAGGAAAGCCAATGAGCTGGGCCCTAGGCCAATATGTAGATGATACCTTCCATATCTTCAAAGAGTATCATGCTTTCACTATGAGAACTGGCCAGCTATTACAGGAGATGGCTGAGGATGGAGCTTTTGATCTCCCAGTAAAATGGGGAGTATTTGGAGATGCTTCTGGGAGATACAATGATACTAGATCCAATTGGAGTGATATTGAGATAGTAGAGCAGTACATAGCAAATCATAGAAGGCCAGATGGCACTATGCTTGAGTATGAAATCAATATACCTAGAGCAAATCCTCCACTGAGAAGAAGGCATAATACGGCCAATGGATTAATGGAGAATGATCTAGGAGAGACTAGATTCTATGTATATAAAGGCTGCGAATGGGTAGATGAAGGATTTCGATTGACTGAGCCTAAGAAGGGAGCAGATAATATTGAGAATGATAATCTAGAGCAGCAGCATGTGACCACTGGAATTACATATTGGTGCGATTATATAACGCATAAATATATAGATAAGAGCAGATCATCAATGAGAAAGAAATAATATAGGGGATATACTATGATTGAAGTACAGAATACCGAGAAATTAGAAGATAGGATAGATGAGCTGCTATCAGATATTAAAGATCTGAGCTGCTTTTATGGCCATAATGAAGAGATGCTAGATATCTATGAGGGGAATCTTCTCCCATATGTGGAGAAGCTAATGGAAGAGACTCTAGATGCTAGATACATGAAGCTAATAAAGCATAGAATCTTGCCTATAAATTTCTCTCAGAAGATAGTAGGGAAGCTGGCCAAATCTTATGGAGATGAGCCTATCAGATCATGTGAAGATCAGGACTGGATGGATAGCTTTACTAAGATGATTCAGACTTCTTCTAGGATGGCATTAGCTGAAGAATACTCATATTTAAATAGAGGCTATGCTATAAAGCCTAAGCTTACTAATAAGGGAAACATTAAGGCCGATGTACTGCCTTACGATAAATTCTTTGTAAAAGCTGATGATAATTCTGATCATTCAGTCCCTACAGTGTTTGTAGAATTTCTAGGAAAGACTAAGAGATCTAAAGTAGGCAAGGATGATAAAGAGACTATTCACAATATTGACTGCTATATGGCCTATACTGATACTGAGATAGTGGCCTTTGACTCAGATGGAGATAAGATCTCAGAATATACTGAGAAGCTAAATGATATGAATCCAATTGGCTGCATCCCCTTTGTATATGGGAATAGATCAGTAAGTAATATAGTACCTAAGCAAGATACAGACTTTCTTAAGCTATCTAAAATCCTTCCATTGATGCTATCAGATATCAATGGGGCCATTATGTTTCAATGTTTCACATTAATCTATGGAATAGATGTAGAATTTAATGATGCTACTATGAGCCCTAATGCTATTTGGGACTTATCATCTAATCCTAAATCAGATAAGCCAGCTCAAATAGGGACTCTTCAGCCTACTGTAGATTCAGATAAGGCCCTTACTTTCTTTAAAAATATCTTATCATTCTGGCTGGATTCTAAAGGAATAGATGCAGGATCTATCATGCAGCTTGATTCTCAGGCAATGGCCTCAGGATTAAGCAAGGCAATGGATGAGCTAGATACTACAGAAGCGAGAAAGAAGAGTATCAACTATCTGGCAAATGAAGAGAAGGAGCTATATATCCTACTAGCTAAGCTGAATAATTACTGGATGAAAGTGCCAGATGCTAAGGGGCTTAAGCTTAAAAAAGTAAATGTAGAGAAGATAGAAGAATCTGTAGAGATTGAATTTAAAGAGCCTATGCCTAAGCTTGATTTTACTACTGAGATTACAAATTCAGTTACTATGATTAAGGAAGGATTAAGCTATAGAGAGAAAGAGATTAAGAGACTAAGCCCATATGCTTCTGAAGATGAGATTAATCAGATCTTTTTTGAGTATGGAGTAGATAGATATGAGATAGGATCTAAGGAAGTAGTAGATGGAGTAGATCCAGCTAAGACTGAAGAAGAGCCTACTGCTGGGCCTGGCCTGGCCACTGAGGAAGAAGAAGTAAAAGAAGATAAGGATACAAATCCTGTAATAGAAGAAGAAAATCCTAAGGAGGAATAATGAAAAATGTAAAAGTAAAAGACGTAAAAGAAGAAGTGAAGAAAGAAGTAGAAGCTCCTAAGAAAGCTCCTATCAAGAAGAGTAAGAAGAATGAAGGCTTAGCAGCTTTTATGGAAGATAGAAATGCTAAGAGAAAGGCAGCAAGATTAGCTCCAGCCTATTCTGAAGAAGAAATTAAAGCTTGTAAGTAGTATCTTTTGCAGGGGAGATACTATGAGGGAGAGAGTAGCCTCATACTTTCTCCCTCACTTTTAATATAGGAGGCCCATGGCTCAGCAAAAATTTACAGCTAAAGTATCTAAAAAATACACTGAAGAAGAGAGAGTGGCCATAGGAGTAGAGATGATAGATGCTATCATAGCTAGGACTAAGGCTGGAAAGGATAAAGATAATAAAAGCTTCAAAGGAGCTGCTGGAAAGTACTCTAAAGGATATACATCTTCACTTGATTTCAAGCTAGGAGGAAAATCTAAGAGCCCAGTAAATCTCACATTATCTGGAGAGATGCTTAATGCATTGACTGTACTAGATACAGCAGATGGAGAAATCACTATAGGTATCCCAGCCGATGATGATTTTAATAATAAGAAAGCAGAAGGGAATATCACTGGCTCATATGGAAAATCTAAGCCAGATTCATCTAAGGCCAGGGACTTTATGGGAATGAGTAAGTCTCAAGTAAAAGACATAACTAGCAAATACCCTACTACTAAGAAGGGAGTAAATGCAGATCTCATTAAACTACTAGGATCTGCTGCAGCATCAGAGACTCTGGCCGAGTCTTTCTTTGATATAGAGGAGTTTAATTCATGAGCTATGAGAATATAGATGATTTTGATAAGCAAGTTATGAAGGCCCTTAGAAAGAAAGTAGGATCAGCCTTAGGAGCTATAGCTTCTGGATCATATCCAGATGAAGTGAAAGATAGAATAGTAAAAAGGACTAAGCTAGGAATAGGAGTAGATCCTAGAGGGAATGGATATAAATTCCCAGCATTATCTACTAATTACAGGGAAGTAAGGCAAGGGAAGGCTAGGTGGTTCACTATAAATGGGCAAAAGATTAAGCTCATCAAAGGGGATCTAGTGAAGAAGCCAAGGCTACATTCTACAACTACTCCAGCTAAATCTAATTTAACTGCCACTGGGCAGCTACTCAAATCCCTTACTACAGTAAAGATTAAGACTGCTCAAGGTATTGGATGGGCCATCAGAGTAGGAGATAATAGAGGAAGGGGCTTATTTGGAGGATCTTCCAAAATAGGGAATAAAGAATTAGTAGGCTACCTAGCAGCAAAAGGAAGAAGATTTATGGCCCTCACTAGATCCCAGAAGAATGAAATATCTAGGGATATTAGACATATGATTCAAAAATTCTTAAAATAATTAAAAAATAATTGACATATAGTCAATATAACCATGAAAATAGGAGAGTACCATGAGTGAACACTCAAAAGTTTTAGATGAAGATCTAGAAAAAATTCCAACTACAGAAGATCTACAGGCTCAATTAGCTGAATTAACTACCAAGCTTGAATCTGAATCTGCCTCTAAGCTCAGGATTCTAGAAGAATCTAAGAAGTATAAAGAAGGATTCCAGACTTACAAGCAAAAGGAAGATGAGACTGCTAAAGCTAATGCCAAGAAAGAAGAAGAAAGGCTTATTAAAGAAGGCCAATTTTCTACGTTATTGGAGCAGCGAGAAGCCAGAATAGCTGAGCTGGAAGGTACTGTGGAAAGTACTTTAGGAGAAGTAAAGAGCAGAGATGATGCTATTACTAATTTTAAAAAAGCTTCAGCTTTCCAGACTGCCCTAGGTGGTAGCCTAAAAAAAGAAGCATATTGGAATCATGTAGATTTCGATAAGATTGCTACTAATCCTGAGACTGGGGCGATAGATCAAGCCAGCCTAAGCATGGTAGTAAATAAATTTACTGAGGATTTTGGAGAGCTAGTAGATTTTGGGAATAATCCAAATCTACCTAATAGGACTCCAACTGGAGGCTCGGGCAAATTGACTCATGCACAATGGGAGAAATTGCCATTAGCTGAAAGAAAGAAGAGAATGAAAGACGTTATAGATTAAATAGAGATTCCATAGGAGGGATAGCATGGCATCAACAGAATTAGCAGACGTAAACCAACAAATTAAAAAGTACTGGAGTGATTTATTCATGCCAGAATTAAGAGAATCTAATCCATTAATTGCATTAGTAGATAAGCGATATATTGGAGAAATTAAAAATCAAGGTGATACTGTAAAAGTAAGCCAGATTAAAAAAGCTCAAGGTGAAACTAAAGTAATTGGAGCTGCAGGGGATAATACATTTACTCCTGAGAAGCTTGTAACTGCTTATGTAGATATCAAGGCTGATCGTAGAATGGTAGCAAGTTTCAAGATGGAAGATCTTGTATCTCTCCAATCTCAAATTAAGGAAGAAAGCTCTGATATCAGACAATCTCTATTAGATGGAGTAAGTACTCAGATCAATAACTACCTTTACAGCTTAGTAGCTCCTGCTGCTGGCCAGGCCTTAACTGGAGTAGCTAATTTAGATGCATCAGTATTAAAGCAAATTAGAGTTATTGCTGGAAAGCAAAAATGGCTTAAGACTGGAGGATGGTATGCTCTTCTAAGTCCTGATTATTATTCAGATCTTATGGATGGAGTTACACTTACATCTACAGATTTTGTAGCTGATCAGCCAATGGTAGGTGGAGAAATTGCTACTAGAAGATTTGGATTCAATGTAATTGAAGATAACTCGGATGGCCTTGCTTCTGTAAGTCCTACTGCTGGCAATCCTTCAGGTGTATTTTTTCATCCTGCATTTTGCCATATGGTATCTCAACAAACTGCTAGATTTAAGGTATCAGATTTGCATAGCAATGAGGAATTTGGATACTTAATTTCAGTAGATGTAATCATGGGCGGAGCTATCGGTATCCAAGGGCCAGAGATGCACGCTACAGTAGTTAATGCTTAATATTACTTAGGTTATTAATGACTGATGAGAATAATTTTTTTAAATATTTGGAATTAATAGTAGGGGATTCAGCAGAATCCCTTACTTCCAAATTAAAATCAATACCTATCACTTTCCAAATAGTAAATACTTGGAGTGATGGAGGAAAGCACTATGCCCATATTAATGCTGGCAGGCCTTTCCCTAAAGGAGTCCTAGAAAGGATTTCTAAAATTAAGTAATTAATTTAAGGTATTCAAAATGGCTGATGATTATAAGACGATATATTCTAGAGATAGAAATATAAATACAATGAATAAGGGCTCGTATAATGACTGGGGAGATAATACTCCAGCCAAGCAAGTCCTAGCTAAGCAGCCAGATGGAGAGGTATATGAGGTAGCTTTTGCTCCTGCTATATCTGCAAGCATCACGGCCTATAACTCAGTCTCAGCTATTGCAGCAGATGTAGAGACTTTAATTAATACATTCACAGTACCTATCGGAAAATACAGGCAGCTAAATAGCGTGGTACTAAGTGGCGATAATATAGCCTACTTTTATATAAAGAAAAATGGAGTAGTAATTGCTAAAGCCCGTACTTGGTGGGTATCATTTACTGAGCAAATAGAATTACATGATACAAAGATAGTGGCTGGAGATGTGATAAGCATCCATGTAGAGAATAAGGGGAAGAAAGCCTCAGATTTTGAAAGCACTATTATAGCTGAGGAATACAATGCCTAAAAAGACTAAGCTAGAAATAGCAAAAATGGAGCTGCAGATATTTAAAATGCAGGGACTTATCAAAGAGAAAGAGTATAAGATACTAGAAAGAGAAGAAGATATCTCTAGGATAAATGTAGAGATTTTAGAATATAAAGAAAGTATTAAAAAATTAGAAATCAATTTCAAGGGAGAGAGCGATGAGTGACTATAAAGGGAAAATGCCTACAAGATCTGAAGGGATCTATGAAGTAGCAATTAATGAAGAGCCAGCTTCATCAGCTATTGTAGCTTCTGAGAGAAGCGGAACTATTGGAGTAGAGACTCTATCTAAGAGGCCTACTGCTAAGAATGGGGATGAAGATAAGATTGCATTAGATGTAGCTTTATCCGATGGGAATGGTAATAGCATTAATTTAGATAACGCTTTGCCAGTTTTTATAGCTCCTTCTCCAGCTTTAGAAATTTCAGAATACGATAAGGCAGTAGATACTGCTAAAAACGGTGGTACTACTAATCATGATTATATTACAAATTCAGAATTTAGAGGATTAAACGTAGAGTGTAATTCAGGAGGCCTGGCCGTATTTGAATTACAAGTAGAGACTGCAGCAGCTTCAGGTACTTTCGCTACAGTAATGAGAAAGCATAACTCAGTAGCTCAGCCTTCTGTAATTTTTGCTCATAAATCACCTAAAGCAATTGCTACAGGAGTTACTATCAGAGTAATTAAGACTAATCTAGATAATCAGCCTACTGATATGGATACCTTAATTAATGGTACAGAAGTATAAGGTAAATAATGGCAGATTTAGATAGAAATTCTCAGGCCTCTGCTGCTGTGACTATCACAGGAGAAGATGAGGCCTATAAAGCAGATGTAGTACAGGGAGGGGATGGATTTAATCGTCTAATGGTACTATCTGAGACTTCTATCAGCTCAGATCTTAGGATACTTCAGGAGTATGGTCAAAATCAGAGCCTAGATGATACTGCCTATTATACAATTTTTGAGGAGCTGGGAGTAATCACTGTATCAGGATTCCAGCTAGAATTTAACGATAAAAAAGTATATGTAAAATTAGAGATAGATGGGATAGAGATATTCGATATAAACATAGAGAAATTTAAAGATATATCTAATTTAAATTCTGCTCCATCCCCTCAGACGTACATAGCTTGGAACGATGGATTAAAAGTATTCTACTTTACTCCTAACTTCCCTATAAAGTCTGAGACTAGTATTAAGATATCTGCCAGATCTAAATCTGGAGAGAATAAGAAATATAGAGCCAGCATCATACAGGTAGGATAATGAGAGTAGATCTAGGGAATAAAATTTTTTACTATTCTAATTTTAGTGATAATACACTACCTAAGAATAGCCAAGCATATGAATCAATCTATACTTTAGCAGATAGGGGGCAGCTAATAGAGGCCTGTTTTAAATTTGATTCAGAAAAAATACACTTCCAGATGAAAGTAGATGAGGAGGAGGCCCTTTACTTCAATATAAAAGAATTGAAAGATTTTCATGAGATAGGAGATGGACATGGAGATTCAAGGGCAAATAATGGCCACAGTATATTTTACAATAAAGATAATAAGGTATTTACTATTAAATTTGCCCTACCTATCCAGTATCATGAGCAGATAGAATTTTTAGCTAAAACTAATGATGGGAATAAAACTAAAAAACTGAAGGGATTTGTAATTGTAGCTAATAAGGAAGTAGGATGATTAAAATAGAGATAAAATCATACTTAGAGTGGAAAGATAATCTACTAGATAAAAATTTAAGATATTTCTCTTATGCCATAAATGGCAGCTATAGATTATCTGCAATAGATGGGGATATCACCTATACTCACGATCTATCTGTAGATGATGTAGCAGACTATGAGGCAAATTTACTACTTGGGGCCAATAAAAAAGTAGAGAAAGTGATTATAGGATCTGCTTTTTCTTCCAGTATGTTGGAGGATGGGAAAGTATTATATCTAAAAATACATGGAATGAAGGCAGTAATCCCAGCAGGGGGAAGCCATGAATTTTTATTTACTATACCTTATACTGAAGCCTACTTACAGGGAGCTGAAATATTCATAGATATTTTATCTCAGACAGATATGACTATCAAGCATCCTGTAGCTGGAGTATTAGAGCAGTATGGATTTAATGTATGCATGGGGAAAGTAATCTATAAAAGGGAGGCTAAATATGCAGCTAAACTCCCACAGGGATTACAAGTATCTGCAATATGTACTAATACAGAAGCTACTGAGCAGGAGATGGGGGTAAATTTCATACTCCATGAGATAAGGGATGGAGTATGAAACATAAAGGGAGAATTTGGGTAGTATTTGTAGCTGTAAGCATATTGCTAAGCTCTCTCATTTTCGGTACTTATAAAAGGACTCTTTCTTCTTCACTGGGAGAGATAGAGCATAAATCTTTTGCAGCTAGATCATTCTGTAATTTACTAGAGATAGTATTATCAGATCCAGATCACTGTATAAATGAGTATAAAGATTACTTACTAGAGGAGAAATAGATGCTATTTCCTAAAGCAGATGTAGATAAATTAGTACAGAATTATGATATGTTTAGAATAGATGCATCAGGATCTTTCATCACATCAGATGAAGAGATTACTGAATTTAATATCTATCCAGACTATATCAATAATGCTGCCCTAGTATATGATAAAGCGGCTGAAGATAAAGACTGCTGGATACTAGACTGGGCATACAAATCAGAAGGTACTTATACAGTAAGGATAGAAATTAAGACAGCTACCCTCACTGAATCAATAGACTATGAGATCCAGGCCATAACTCCAGCAGAAGATAATCTACTCTCAGATGATTCTGAGATATACTCATATGAGAATGAGCTAAGAAGATACCTTCCATCAGGTAGAAATAGCTGGAAGTATATGCATAGAAAGGCTCAGGAGGAGATCCTAGACTACTTCTATAGAAATGCTAGGCTGAATCCAGATGGATCTAAGATAGAAAGATCTCAATTAATTGGTGATAAGCTCAATAATTGGAGCGTATATGAAGCCATTCTATTGATTTATCAAGATATAAAGACTTCAAATTCAGAAGCTTTTAATGAAAAAATATCAGATTATTCTCTTAAAAGAGCAGAAGCTAGGAAGAGATATCTAATAGAATATGATAGTAATAAGGATGGGAATGTAGATGAGGAAGATAGTAAAGTAGCTACTACTCCTACTTTCTTCCATAGGTAGATATGATAGCTGAGATAAGAAAGCATATTAAGGATAGTATTAACTCATGCTCTAAGAAGTATAAAGAGATAGACAATCCTTTCCATAAAAATGAAGATACTGTAGGAGTAGATCCTGAGTATAAGTATGCTTTAATTTTTGGATCATCAAATACAATAATAGGAGATGAGCAGGGGAATTTGATAGAGATACCTGTAAATCTAAAGACTTATAGACAGGGGGCCAGAGATAAATTGGCTACCTTTGATGAGGGATACTGTCAGGCCCTAATCATAAAGGATCTAGTACTAGACAGATCATCCCTAAATAGTAAAGAATATATTAAGGGGATAAGCAGCTCTAATATAGATCCAGCAGAAGTGATAGACTCTCAGGATATATATAGCTTTGAGATAAATTTAATATTTACAATTTCTTATGGAATAGGAGAATAAGATGGCAAGATTATGCAAAAGTAAAAAGGTAGTAAATTCAAAAGTATCACCTAAGAGATGGGTATATGGGCTCGAGCAATGCAGGGAGATCCAGTATTCTGGCAAGCCTACAGGAGAGACTATAGTACCTCTAAATTATATCTCAGAATCATATGAGGAAGTCCTAGGATATATCCATATGACTAATGGAGGAGTAGATCCAGCCCCTACAGGATTGACTAAATTAGCTACAGTAGATGTAGATGCTGCTGCAGATGTAGCTGCTATCTATGCAGATATTAAGACTCAGCTAGAAGCTTCAGCTTTTGCAGATTACTTTCAAGTACAAGTACAAGCTACTGGGACTGAAGTATTCAATAACTTTATCGGATTAATTACTGATGAAGATGATTCAGCAGAAGCTACTCTTACTATTGCAGTAGGGCAGCAGTCTTTCGGAGGCCCACTGGGACTTCTGAGCGAGGATGGAGCTTCGGCAGCTTTCGCTTTTGAGTTTTTAGATCAAGCTGGAGATGCGACTGGATCAGTATCAATTGAGAAATTTTTAATTGGCTTAGAAGCTACTATCACTATGAGTATCACTGATACTTCAAAAGAGAAATTTGAGGAGCTATTTGTAAAGCCTCTAGGTGGTACATATGAGAATGGATCTGATAAATTAATCGGATTTGGGACTGCAGCTTTCTTCAGCTCATTAATGAGTAAAATCGGTAAGTTACAAGGGCATGATAGCTCAGCAGACTACACTGATAGAAGCAATGACTGGCAAATGCTGGCAGTACCTAATCCATCTTCAATCAATTTTAATAAAGAATTACAAGTCATTGAGTGTGAATTTGTATCAGCTTTTGATGCATCAATGCCAGAAGCTATTAATATCTTCTCAATTGGTGATAAAACTAAGATTGATTTAGCAGCACTATAATTAAAAAGGCCCACCTGTAGGGCCTATAACGCATAATAATGAGGTATAAAAATGCTAGTAATTAAAGAAGAAGTGTATAAGATTAAAGTAAAAAATGAAGTATTCTCTGTGGAGTATCCTTCTTTTGAAGAAGCTCAGGCTATTTCTAAAGAATTTGATGGACTATCTGGAGATGATGCAATAGCAAAAATGAAAGATTGGCTTATTAAGCTAGGCTTAGAAGAGAAGTTTTTTGTACTGAAAGAAATCAAGGCTAAACATATAATGCAGATTTGGCTGGAGATAAACTCAGTAAAAAAGTAGATATCTCTGATACTGATAAAGTGATGATGGGCCTGGCCCATTATTACTCCATCAGCCCATTAGAGATCTATAAGATAAATTCTAAGAGACTTTCTATAATGTATTCTGCTATGCTTTCAAATAGAGCAGCAGATAGAATAAGAAGAATAGAAGAAATAGGCAGCCCTAATATGAAGGAGAAGCCTAGAGAAAAATTCATCAATGGCCTTTTTAAGGAGATGGATAATAAGTATAAAGATCCTCACATGGTAGAAGAGGATGAATTAAAAAGGATTTTTGGGAATGTCTGATATAAATCTAATCATTAGCTATCAAAATGGGAATCTAAAAGAAGTCACAAATGATGCTGAGAAGAAGATGGGCAAGTCTGGAAAGAAATCTGGCCAGAATTTTGCTGCAGGATTTGGGACTGCTGCTAAAGGAGCTGCAAAAGCTGTAGCTGCCATAGGAGCTGCTGTAGCTGCAGTAGGCTCAGTAGTAATATTCAAATCTATAGGGCTAGCAAAAGAGCAGGAAGAAGCTGTAAATAGCTTAAATACTGCCTTAAGAATAACAGGAAAATACTCTAAAGATACATCAGAAGAATTGCAAGCTTATGCTTCATCACTACAAGCGGCCTCAAAATTTGGGGATGAGACTATATTATCATCTCAAGCTTTAATACAATCTCTAGGTAACTTAGATAAAGATGCATTAAAAGGGGCTACTCAAGCGGCTCTAGATATGGCTTCAGCTCTTAAGATTGACTTAAGATCAGCAGCTACATTAGTCGGGAAAGCAGCAGCAGGGGAAGTAGGATCTTTCTCTAGATATGGAGTAGCAATAAAGAAAGGGGCTAATAATGCTGAGACTTTTAGCAATGCCCTTACAGCATTAAATAGTAAATTTGGAGGAGCTGCAGCAGGGGAATTAAATACCTATGCAGGAGCAGTCCAGCAAGCCAGTAATTCTTTCGGGGATATGCTGGAGAAAGTAGGGGATATCATTATTAAGAATCCTCTAATAATAAAAGCAATAAAAACATTAGGCCCTATATTCGATAAATTAGGAGCTGAGATAGTAGAATTTGGAAAGACCTTCAATATCTTTGATGGGCTAGTTACTCCATTCTTAAATATAAATGATGCAATAATTACTTATGTAGTAGCTCCATTAGAGCTAGTGGCCAATATCGGCCAGATTGTATTCAAGTCTCTAGTATCTGGGGTAGCTACAGTAGTCGCTGGATTCGGATTTCTAGGAGAGAAAATAGCAGGATTATTAAGTGCTGTAGGATTAGGGAGTAAAGGAATTACTCAAGATCTACAAAATTTCGCTGCAGCTTCTAAAGAGACTGCAGAAGAAGCTGCCCTAGATGTAGGGAAAGCAGCAGAAGGTATCTTTGATTTTGATACATCTACAAAATTAGCAGCAAAAAATGAAGATTTAAGGACTTTCTTTCAAGATCAACGTGCAATTATTGAAGAAGAATCTGCTATTACTGAAGAAAAAACTCAGGAGAAATTAGCAGTAGTGGCTGAGCAGTCTCAGTCTTTTGCTTCTTTATTGCAAGGAACTTTCGGGAATGTCCAAATAGGTATTAAAAAGACTAAAGAAGAGATGGCCAAGACGGCAGCAGCTACGGCCAAGATTGTAAAGAATGGCCTGGCCAAGGGGATATCTGGAGGGATTCAGAATATCGCTACTTCACTCGCTAAGGGAGAAGATGTATTTGCAAATTTTGGGAAGTTTTTACTTACTACTATTGCAGATCTAGCTATCCAATTAGGTAGCTTCTTCATAGCAGAAGGGATAGCAGTAGAGGCTCTTAATGCAGTATCAGGTACAGGAGCTATAGCTGCAGGAGCGGCCCTAGTGGCCCTAGGATCTCTTTTAAAAGCCTCAATTGGAGGGGGAGGAGCAGCAGCTTCTTCTGGAGGAAGTGGAGGGGGAGGATCTACTCCATCTTTCGCTTCAGATAATGAGCCTACAGGAGAATTTGTAGAGGAAGGAGCATCAGTAGCTCAAGCCAGCACTACAATTAATTTCAATGTAGATGGCAATATTAAAGGTGATGAAGAATTTATCAGGGAGATTGTAGAGGATATCGGTACTGAGGGCGGCAAGCAAGGCCTAGTATTTGATAACTTCTCTTTAGCATAATATGGCACTAAATAATTATTCGGCTTTCATCTATGGCCACTCAATTACAATAGATAATAAGTACCTAAATTTTGGGGAAGCATATATAGATCCAGCTCAAAGAGCAGCAGTAGTGACTATAGGATCTTTCACTATATCTGATTTTAAAAATAAAGTGGCAGCAGCTATGAATGAGGCTGGGAATCAAGAATATATAGTAGAACTAGATAGAGATACTATGAAATTTACGATATCGGCCGATAATAATTTTGAGCTTTATGTAGATACTGGGAATCAATCTGCAGTATCAGTATTCTCCCTACTGGGATTTAAAGCAGGAGTAGATCTTACAGGATCAAATACTTATACAGCAGACTCTCCTTCTGGGGAGATGTATATCACTCAGACTCCATTAAAAGATTTCTCAGACTTTGCAATGAATAAGCAGAAGGCTGAGGCTCAAGTAAAGACTACTTCCTCAGGACTTACAGAAGTAATCAGCTATTCAGTACAGGAGAGAATGATCTGCTCTATGCCTCTAATCACTAATTATATCCCTCAAAGATATATTAGAGAGACTACTACAGGAGTAGAAGAAGTATTAGCTTTCCTAGATTATGCAATAGGGAAAGCCCCCTTAGAGTTTATTTATGATTATAAATTGCCAAATAATTTTAAGCCAGTAATATTAGATAAGACAAAAAAATCCTCAAAAGGTGTAGGATTTCAATTGAAGGAGAGAATAAAAGACTCTCTCCCTAATTATTATGAGATCTCTGGCCTTACATTTTTAAAGATAGAGGGATAAGATATGAGTAAGACAGAATTTAATCAGGAGCTATCAAGTGCTAAGGCCAATGCAGATTATCTACTAAAGACTGAAGATGATCTGATCACTGGGATATTAAGTCTAGGGCAAGGCTCGAATCTTAATACATATATCTCAGATCTACAAGGCCACTTATACACTATAGCAGATATCATAGGAGTAGCTGGAGAAGCTGATCCTAATGCTAAAATATATACAAGTGTAAATTATGTAGCTAATGGGGATGATAGAAAGGTAGCAATATCTAAGCTAGATGCTCAAGCTAAAATAAATGCTGATAATATAGCAGGGAATTTAGTACTAATTGGAGATAATGCAGCAGCTATACAGGCTATATTAGATTCAATTGGAGTAGCTAATGGAATATGTCCCCTAGATGCTAATGCTAAAATACCTTCTACCTATCTCCCAGATGTATTATTGGAATATAAAGGGATCTGGGATGCTGATACTAATACTCCTACTTTAGCCGATGGCACAGGAGAGCTAAATGATTGGTATCGAGTAGATGTAGCTGGCACAGTAGATTTAGGATCTGGATCTATCTCTTATGCAGTAGGGGATAAGGTGGTACATAATGGAACTATCTGGCAAAAATGGGATACTACTGAATCTGTAATCTCAGTAAATTCTATGACTGGAGCAGTAGTACTGGATAAGACTCATATTGGCCTGGCCAATGTTACTGATGATGCTCAATTAAAAAGATCTGCAGGAGATTGGCCAGTAGATTTTCCAGAGAAGGAATCTCCATCAGAGAATGATGTAGTATTGATAGAAGATTCAGATGATTCACAAAATAAACGTACAGTAAAGCTAATAAACTTACTAGGATCAGGAGGCGGCGGCGGCGGCGGCTCTTTTGCATGGGAGTTGAATAAAGATATCTCCCCTCTAGAAAGCATAGTAAATGGAATATCTACTCTAGATTTTGATTATGAATCTGGGATGGCCATAAGTGCTTTATTAGTAGTCCCTTCTGGATATAGAGAAGGGAAGCATATAGCTATAGAAAATACTTCTTTTTTCTCTGAAGGTACTGCAGATAATGTACTCTTTAAGACAGTAACTACTCTATTTAAAGCAGGAGAGGATGTAACTTCAGATGTAAATAGTAATTCCTCAGCATTGACTGAGACTACTTTATCTACTGCCAATGAATTACTACCAATGGGAATATTTGAGCTTACAGATTCGGCTGGGAAGATTAATGGGAATATTGTAGAGAGTGGAGATATCCTAAAGATAGAATTATATAGAGATATAGATAATGAGACTTCTTCTTCTTTGGAAGATGCTAGGATGCTAAAATATAGCTCTACTTTAAATTTTGACTATGAGACAGATATCGCTCCCCCTATAGGAGTACTTATTTGGAATACATCTCTATCCAGTACTAGCCCCCCTACTATAACGGCTATATCGGATTCAGTTTCTAAAGCTGGAGGGACAAATTATTCACCCGATAACAACTCAAGGACAAGCCAAGAAGTAGCATCAGGGAATTTATTCGTACAAGTCACAGTCCCTATCGGCTTTGCTAGTGGTGGAGCTAGAGGTAGAATAGGGCTTCAGAATCCTGCTCCTCCTGTACCTGCCATCGGTACTGGGGCTCATACTGTCATGGATTATCAACTATATATTAGAGGTACAGTCCTTAGAGTGCATGAAGGTACTGGATCGATAGCTCAAAACACTACGGTGGCTGATGGAGATGTAGTAAGGATAGAGATATCTGGATCAGATGTAATATACTCAAAAAATGGGACTCCATTCAGGACAGTAAGTGGGGCTACTTTAAATTACCCATATGGAGCTGGATGCGTTATGGATACTCAAGATACTTTAAATACTATAGAATTTGATACAATATAAGGAATAATTATGAGGAATTTTATCACATTTTTAATAGCTCTGGGGATCTTCCTAAGCTATAAGGCTCAGGCCCAAATTAAGCCAGCCCAGGCCCAGTACTTACAGGAGAAAGGATTCCTAGTAAATCCCTCTTTTGAGCAGGGATACAAAGGCTGGACTATTGCAGGATGCTCTAAAAGTCTAGTAAGTGAGATTCCTTTCTTAAATAAATCTTTGAAATTAACTTGCGTAGGAGAATCATTCTCTATAAAGCAAGAAGATACTTCTCATATTGAGCTTAAGGGCCAGCAGGGGATCTATGATCTGCAAGTAAAAGCAGATTTTCAAGGTACTAGAGTAAGCTTCCTAGGGGGAGGGACTAGATATTCTGAGATAAATGTAAATCCTAGAGATGGATTCACTAGAGTTATAGATACTCCTTTTACAGTAAATGGCAATTCCAATGGGATAGAAATCTTCTCAGATTCTATTGTCACTGGGGAGATCATAATAGATAATGTAAAATTAGGCTTATCTTCTGAAGGATATCTGAAAGAAGATCTAGACGATACTCCAGTAGGGACTGTCCTAGCTTATAGCTCTGAGGTTATTCCAGAATCATACTTACTAGCTAATGGGGATTGTAAATCTAGAGCAGAATATTCTGCTCTCTTTGATGTATTAGGAGTAACTATAGGTACTTGCGACTCAGGGGCAGGAGCAAATACTGGATTTTTAATCCCAGATCTTAGAGATAAGTTCCTAAAAGGATTGACTGGAGGGAGAGTAGCTTTTGATACTCAGGCAGATTCTACTGCTAAAAATGGCCTATCAGTTTCTAATAATACAGTAACTTCTGGGAGTCAAAATGCAAATCATAATCATGCAGATGGGCTAGGATTTGCAGGATCATCAGGCCAGACTAGATATGGGCTAATAAATCTAAGCGGTGATTCAGTTATGAATGACTATGGGGCAAATGCCTATGCTGCTACTTATTCTACATATGCCAGTACTTCTCTAAATTTACAGAATCATCAACACTCAGTTACATCTAATGTAACTCTAGGAGCAGGGGATTCTAAGACTCAGCCAGAGAATACTGCAGTAGTATATATCATAAAAGCCAAGGGGAGATCTCCTAGGACTATAGTATCTCAGAGAAGCTTAGCTCCAGAGATGGCTGGATTCATAACGTGGGCGGCCTTTGATGGAGATGTAAAAGGATTTTTAAAAGCAGATGGATCTTGTATCTCTAAGAGTGCATATCCAGACTATGAAGAGAATGTATCTAATCTCTATGGAGATTGTAACTATAATGGGCAGGGAGCTAACACAGGATTACTCCTTCCAGATCTAGTCACTGGCAATAGATTTGCTAGAATGGCAGGGGGAGGATTGGCAGTAGGTACTGCTTTAAATGATACTACTGCTAAAAATGGATTGACTGCATCGGCATCTTCAGTTGGGAATCATACTCATACTTCATATATAAATTACTCTAATGGCGGCGGTGGTGTCCAATATAATGGGGGAGGAGTATCTGCCTATTCTGCAATTCAAACTGGAGGGGCAGGAGCGCATGGGCATACAATTACAATAGGAGCAGGAGATTCTGAGACTGCTCCAAATAGCCTAGCTTTAGTAGCCTATGTGAGAATGGAAAATAGCTCAGAGATAAATGGAGAAATTAAAAACGCTCCAAAATTAGGAGATTGCAAGTGGAGCTTACTATCCACTACTGATTTTAATTCACTTCATACAGGGGATTGGGTACGACTTCAAGGCCAGTCACTAACTGGGACTGATATAGATTCTCAATTCGGTGTATCTTCTCTCCCAAATGCAGTAGGATCTGGGGCATTTTTAAGAATGAATGGAGGAGCTTCAGGATCACTGAGATCTGTACAGAGCCAAGATACTAAATTAAATGGTATCACAGCCTCATCTCCTGCCCATGGGCATCCTTATAGGACTTTAAATACTACAGGATCTCCAGACTCTTATGGAGGGGGAATGATCATGGATGGGAATGGGGCCCATACTAATCAGGCAGCATATACAGGCACTCCAGCCAATGAAAGATCAAAAGTAATAGGTGGTACAGCAGCTACAATAAATCTAAATAATGATGGCCAAGAGACTAGACCTAGCAACGTATCTTTAAACTTTTACTGCCTAGTAGATAATAACTAAGAAGGATCTAATATGAAAAAAATACTACTTATTACAACTATGCTAATCTCTTTTAATTGCTTATCAGAGATGACAGCCAAGATAATCCCAGATGATTCTGAGAAATCTTCAGAGATTCATGAGGCTAAGACTCAGAAGAAATTAGAGAAGAAATTATCTAAAATAGTAAAGAATGATTCTAAATTAATAGGGAAGTGGAGAGATAAAAGAGCCAGATCTATCTTCAGTAGAGAGAAAGATGGGAAAGTAGAGTACTTTAAGCCCACTAATTTTAAGGTAGAATTTGAAGATGTGACTGTAGCTAGGAAAGAAGCTAGAGATAAAGCGAAAAAAGTAAAAGATAAAAGAGATTATCTTATCAATAAATTGAAAAATAAAGATCTTAATTTAAAGCAAGTAAATGACTACTTAAGAACATTGGAATAAATCATGGATGATACACTAGTACTAGCGATAATGGGGAGCTTTATAAGCCTCCTACTTATCATAAATGCATACTTTACTAGAGAGACTTTACTAAGAGTAGTATCTCTGGAAGTGGCCATTAAAGAATCTACTACTAAGCAATTCTATAATGAAAGGCAAATAGATGAAAATACTGCAGAATTAAAGAAGCTCAGAGATAGAATCCATACTGTAGAAGGTTATCAGCCAGCCATTATCAAGGCCTTAGAGGATCTGGCCTCATAAACTTTACTAATAAGATAATTTAATTTAGCATTTAGCATATTAATAAAAAATATCCTAGGAGGATTTATGACTGAGGAAGATCAAACTGAAGAAACTATGGAAGAAGTAGCTGAGAAGAAGGCTTATGATATCCAATTACTATTAGATAACTTAAAAGAAGAAGGCCTAGAAATTGCTGAGGAATCTGCTAAAATTCTAATTAATGGATTCATGGGATGGCTTGAAGAATCTGCAGAATTATCTGATACACCTTATGATGATATGGCTTCAATGCTTTATCCTCAACTTAAGAAGATGGCTCTAGAGAAAGCAGAAGATATTAATAAAGCAGATAATGAGTAGTATCCTTAATCTACTTGTAAAATACCTAGGACTCCCCTTGCTTGAAAAGCTGGGGAGATTCCTAGTAGCTAAAATAGCAAGATACTTAAAAGATAAGAAGCTAAAAAAAGATCAAAAGAAGAAGGAGAAGGCAATTGAAGAAGCTAAAAATCCTGAAGATACTCGTACTGCTCATAGGAATAATAAGCTTTAGCAGTTGTGGGACTTCCCTACCTAAGAAGCCTACTCTAGAAAGTGGGATTATGATCCTAGAATCCAATGAGGTATTCTTTGTAAATAATCAAACTTCAGAAGAAAGAAGCATCCCTATTTATACTGAGGGATCATGTACTATAAATGAAGAATTAAGTAAATCATCTATCCACTCTAATCAGGATTGGAATAGAGTATTATTATATGTGAGACTGCTAGAAAGTAGGATCAAAAGTAAAAAAGTGAAGAGAGAATTAAGAAAGATTAGAGATTCATTTTTTTTACTAAATAAAAGGGCTAAATTATATGGCTTATAAGGTAACTGAAGTCTTTAGAAATCTAGCAGATCAGATAGATAAAGAGCCAGTAATAATATTAAAGATCAAAGATTCCAAGTACTTATACGGCTCAGCCCCTATAAAAGAGACTGCGAGATGGGATGATCCTAGAATTACATGGGATAATCCAGATAATATTAGATGGGATGGAGAGATAGTAAGATCAGATTCTAAGCCTTATATAATGCTTAATAAATCTAAGACTACAAAAAATATTACTCAGCAGCTATTAGTAGATAAAGGGGGCTCAGGATCAGTAGCTACTATGGCCATTGAGCTAGTAGATTATAGAGGGGAAGTAGCAAAAGATCTTTCTTTTGATCAGATAGGAGATCCCCTAGGAGCTGAAGCTGAAGTATTTTTAGGATTTGAAGGATGCAGATATCCTCAGGATTTTATAAGTATCATAAAAGGTTACGTCGATGATCTTACTTATAGTGCTGGATCTATTACAGTATCAGTAGCTTTGGCCACAAATTTGATAAGAAATGCTTCTTTTGAGAAGTATCAATCTGCTTTATCTACTACAATAAATTCAACTACTACTACTATTCCAGTAAATAATGTAGAGCCTTATATAGAATCTCAGGATGCTCTCACTTCTTATATAAGAATAGATGATGAGATAATGGAAGTAGTAGCTAAAAATGCTACAAGCTTTACAGTAATTAGATCAAGATTAAATACCTTGCCTTCAGATCATGATTTTGATGCTGAAGTAGTGAGCCTTTATAGGCTTAGAGGGAATCCCCTAGATCTAACTTTAAAGCTATTACACTCAAAATTAGGCAATGATTTTGCTTCCACTGATTATAAAATAGTGGCCTTAGAAAGAGTAGCTTCTACTCAATTAATAGATAATGCTATAGTAGTAGATGAGCTAAATATAGAAGAAAGACTGGGCCTAGTAGTTGATGATTTAATCAGCCTCCAAGGTACTGCATCAAATGATGGGACTTATACTATCAAATCTTTTGGTACTCTAGATACTGGAAGATCTTATATCATCACAAATGAAGAAATAGATGGAGAAGAGACTGGGCTAGAGATAGATCTAATAGTAAAATCCAAGTATAATGTACTTCCAGATGGATCATCTCTCAGTATTGATTATGTAGATACTAAGCAATTTGAAGAGACTCAGACTCTATTCTCAGCTTCATTCATTGACTATGATTTTATCCTCAAAGATACCCTAGAAAATACTAGAGATTTCATAATAAAAGAGATTTGTAAGCCCCAGGCCTTATATCTCATAAGTAGGAAAGCTAAAACCAGCATAAAATATACAGCTCCTCCATTCAGTTTAGATCCTACTCCTACGCTGGATACTAAGAATCTAGTAAAATTGACTAAGGTACTGATAAAAAGATCCACTCATAAATACTTATTAAATAGTATTATATTTAGATATAATCAGGGGATATTAGAAGATAAATTCTTTGATAAATACATAAAATTAAATTCAGACTCCTTCTCTAGAATCCCAGTAGGGAGAAAGAGAATGGCCATAGATTCTACAGGATTTGGCAGGACTTCAGAAGTACTTCAGACTGTAGATAGAGTAGCTACTAGAATCCTAAATAGATACAAATATGGGGCTAGATATGTAAAGAATATTACTACTCTCTTCTCTACAGGAGTTACTTTAGAGATTGGAGATATAGTATTCTTTGGAGGCTCAGATACTCAGCTTGTAAATCTTCAGACTGGGGAGAGAGATCTTCCTCCAGCTCAATATGAGATTATCAATAAAAAGCTAGGTATTGGCACAGTCCAATTAGAATTATTAGAGACTGGATTTGGGATAGATGGGATATTTGCTACATTTTCTCCAGCATCCATACTGGCTGAAGGATCTACAGTAGATAGATTAATCCTAGGCAATATGTGGGGATCAGATCAGTACGATAAAGAAAGAGATAAATGGAATAGATGGCCAGGCCTGAAGCTTAGAGTAAGATCAGATGATTATACCTTTGATGAAGTAGTTACTTTTAAAGGACTAGATCCAGTGACTAATAATGGATTGCTACTAGATCCCCCATTATCTACTGCTCCAGCAGCAGGATATTATGTAGAATTAGCTAAATATACTGATTACACTACAGAAGAATTAGAAGAAATTGCCAAGCTTACTCATACTTTTACTATGCCTTCTTCACTACTTACAGGAGTTACTGATGCTAAGACTTTCACAGTAGATCCTTCAGAAGTAGCTAAATTTACTGAAGGGATGGAGATAAATGTACATAGGGAAGATTATACAGCAGACTCTAGTTTGGGGATTATTGACGATATCACTTCAAATACAATAACATTAGTAGAGAATTTAAATATAAGCCCAGCTATAGGGGATAGGCTAGAAGTCTATGCATATGCTGAAGCTAAAGGATATAGGATTTTATAATGGCCAGTACAGATATAGTAGTACCTTCCAGAAGATTGATTTATATAGGAGATGTGGAGTCTAATAGGCCCAACTCTGAGTCTGTAAATCAGAAGATAGCTGGAGGCTTGAATTTTGTATTAGAGAGATTATTCTTTGATGAGGATTTTACTTATCAGGGATTCTTTAATCCTAATGTATTTGATGATGGGATGGCAGGGATTAGATATATCGAGAGAGATTGTGATATAGCTATGTATTCTCTAGGCCTTAGGAGAGCTGGATCTGGGGGGACTTCTTCTTTCAATGTAGCCGTATATAATGATCAGGGAGTATTTGTAAATAATATATTTGGATCAGGATCTAATGCATTAAGTATCTCTGGAGCTAATGGGACTAATATTGTAATAGGCAAGAAAGATGTAGATACTCCTTCTCCTTCAAATATTTTAATAAATACTGCAGGACATACTGTATATACTGGCAACGTAAATTTGACTACTATCCCAGCAGGATCTATCCTAGTCCCATATATAGTATCTAATGCTACAAATGCTCATAACTTGCATTGTAAAATAAGACTTAAGGAGAAGTAGAATGTTTTTTCCAGTGACTAATTATTTTGAAGTACAGTTAAATAATGCTTCTACTGTTTATACAGCCACGCAAGATTGTTTTGTGTGGGCGGCTCCAGTAGTAGATGATTTTGATGGAGGATCTTTTGTACAAATATCTTATGCAGCTAGGCCTCCATATACCCCAGCAAATGTAGTAACACTATCTGGATCTAATCAATCTCCACCAGATGGATATAATGGTAGGATACAATTTCTCCAATCTGGAGATAGAGTCATATTAGCCACTAGTGGGCCTACAGCTTGTAAGATTAGAGTAATGACTTTAATGCCTAGGCCAGCATGATTTTATTTAAACATGAGAGAGATAGAGAGTTGATATTCGGAATCCAGCCTATATTATTTATGATCCTACTAGATATGAGTATCTATGCAAAAGAGAAGCATGGGATAGATCTCACAGTCACGGCTACTTCATCTACTGAAGAAGAAGATCTTAAGCTGGGGAGAAAATCATCAGCCCATAGAGAGAAGAGAGCTTTAGATATTAGAAGCAAGGATATAAATGTATATATCACTCAGGATATAGTAACTTATATTAATAATAAGGAAGAGTATAAGCATTATAGATACATGAGCTTCAGTGGAATAGAAAGATTAGCATATGTACATACAATGCCAGGCCAATCTGAGCATATCCATTTGGCCTTAAATAGTAGATTTAAAATGTAAATAAAAAAGGGATCAAAAAAGTAAATACATCGCCAAATATACTTTACTTAAAAGATCCCCTACAGGATGAGCCATGAAGATATCAGAATTAGCCCTGCCTAGCAAGGGAGAAATTAATACTTATCACATAGCAGGGGATTGGCATACAGAAGCCATGAGCCTATCCTGCCTAAAGATTATGCTGGGCCAGGCCCAGAGCCTACCGAAAAAGAAAAGAAAATTAATTATCAATGGGGATTTTATAGATGCTCCTTTCCTTATGGAGAAGAGTGCTGATTTTAGAAAATGGATAAAGAGATCCGATGGGATGGAGGAATACTTCCTCCCTAAAGCTGAAGAAGAATTAGCATGGGCCAATACTGTATTAGATAGACTCCAGAAGGTATATTCAGAGATCATTTTTATTGAAGGGAATCATGACTGGAGATATCGTAACTTCATGAATATAGCTCCAGGCCCTTATGCCCATAATTTTGATTATAGACTCCAATTATCCCTAGATAAAAGGGGGATAAATTATGTTAATTATAATGACTGGCTGGATATTGGCCCAGATTGGACTATTACTCATGGCATGTACCATGGAACTACATGCCTAAAAAAGCATTATGAAGCGGCCAGAAGTAGAAATGTAATATTCTCTCATGTACATACTGATGCTAGGATGGCTTTTACAGGCAGGGGAGATACAATACATGCATACAGCCTCCCAGCCTTCTGTAATTTGAATCCACATTATATTAAAAATAGGGAGAATAACTGGGATATGGGCTTCTCTACACTAAATGTAAGGCATGATGGAAAGGCCCACTATAATTCCTTTGTAATTAGAGATGATAAGTTGGTACTTCCCGATGGGAAGATAATAACAGGCTATTAATTTCTATCTGGGCCAGATCTATATCCCATGGATATTCAGATACATACAGCTTTTTTACAAATACATCATTTAGGCCCATGGCTTTAAATAGCTTATCCTGCAGTATTTTTACATAATTATCTATATCTCCAGAGGCCTCATTGATTCTAGATTTATCTTTTATAAAAAAATTACTATTGAATATCTGTATCTTTAATTCTAGAATATCTTTAGACAGATCAAAACCCTTCCCATAAGAAATTAATGCAGCCGCATTATCCTCTAAAAATAATCCCAACTCTTCATCGTAGGCCAGCCCTGCTCCTGTCTTTACTCTATGCCCAGATCTAGTATTCCGATAATATCCATTATATGAAAGGAGCTTAAAAGGGATTACTATCCTCATGCTTTCTTAATAGAGTAAGCTACAGATACTACTTCTCTGGTATTTATATCCATATTAGTAGCCCCATATAGTGATAGATTCTCAAGATCAGCCCCATTCTCTATCTCTTTCTCTATAACTTCTATAATCTCTCTAGAAGAATAGGCCTCAAAAAAAGAGCCAGTCTCATGATTTAATAATATTAATTTATTCATATATTTTCCCTATATCCTTCTGCTTTCTATTTATCATATTAAATAATTTTCTATCAAATTCACTATTGAACATATAGTAATAGAAGCATTTTTTTAACTGCCCTATTCTCAGCATCCTTCTAATGGCCTGCTCTAAATCTGCTGGCACGAATGGGAAATCATTAAAGATCATGTAATTAGCTGAAGTGATATTATATCCAGTAGAAGCTGAGCCAATAGTGGCCACTAATACTCCTTCATCACTTGCATTAAAAGCATTAATAATATCATGCCTAGTATCTGCTGGCACAGTCCCATCTATATATTTTACATCTAATTTCTTAGCTAATTCTCTGGCCGCATCTTGATGGCATGTAAATATTATTACTTTCTTATCCTGCTCTAATATATCCTTAGCAAATTTATAAGTATCAGCTACTTTAGATAAGGCATTGGCAGCTTTCATACTCATATAAATAGGATCATCAGGATCTATTTTAAATCTATCGTAGGCAGCTTTAAGATCATCTTCATATTTCTTAGAAGCTTTATTCATTATATCAGTATGGATATCCTCAGGGAGATCTAATACTTCTGCTGCTCTCCTTCTGATATATACTCTCCCTACTAATTCCTTCAGCTCGGGTATTCTCTTCACTCCATCAAATCTTACTATAGGTATTCTATTGACTTCAAAAGTCCTTTCATATGAGAATCTATGGCAAAATTTATAATACAATCTATGGAAGGGCTTAAATTCTGGGAAGCTATCTCCATAGAAGCATATCTGTAGTAAGCTCCAAAATTCAGTCACTCTATTTTTAATAGGAGTCCCACTCATGAGCATCACTCTTTTAGGCTTCATCTCTTTTACTAGATTATGAAATATCATAGATCTGAGGGGAGTATGGCTCTTAAGATAGTGAGCTTCATCGGCTATTATCAGATCATAATATGGGATATCTTTCTTAAGGCATCTAAGCCTTTTAGATTTCTTTATTTTCTTAGTCTTTTTATTTACTATTTTCTCTATATCAAATTCTGCAAATTTATTGAGATCATGATAGCTGATCACATCAATGGCCAGGCCCTCAGTGAATTTCTCTATCTCTTCCAGCCAATTCTTTCTAAGGTAGGCTGGAGCTACTACTAGAGTCCTAGATTCAGTCTCTACTGCTACTGCTAATGAAGTGGCAGTCTTTCCTAGGCCCATCTCAAATCCATTGATATGATAAGGATGAGAGAGTGCAAATTCCACTCCCTCATTTTGATGATCTAATAGCTTTCCTTTAAAAGTGGCCATTAAGTCCTTTCTATTATTATCTTTTTTTCTTCTAGCATATTCTCATTAGTCTGGCCGTGGCATTGACTAAAGTACTCGCATGATTTAAAAAAAGCATTGCAGTAAGAATAATTCCTAGTAGGCTTAGCTCCAGCTCTCAGCTCTAAAGATCTTTTATGAAGTGCTAGGATCTCGGCCCTAGTCTCTTCAATCCTCATCAATTCCTTAGGGATAGTAATAAAGATAGCTTTTACATGCTTCTTCTCTACTAATCTCATAACATATTGATTGTAAGATTCTTTTGGCTGCTGCTTAGCTTTAGATTTAGTGCATACTAGATATCTAGTACCCATAAATTTATCTGGATCTAGGTTATACTCTTCTGCTATCTCTTTAGAGAATGAAGCATATAAACATAGCTGCTGATTAGATGGAAGCTCAGCTATCTTAGAATCATAGAAAGTAGCTGCAGTCTTAAGATCTGAGATATACCATTCTCCAGTATTCTCATCTACTTCTATAGCATCTATGAATCCGATAATATCTGGATTTTTAATAACATACTCACAGCCTACAACTTTTAAGCTCGATCCTTCTCTTAGTCTCAAATATTGAAGTACTTGAGCATGTACTAGCCCAGCTTCTTCTTCTTTAAGCCCAAAAGTCTGAACACAATATTCTAGATCCTCTATAATCTTCTTAGGCTTTAAGTGCATACTCATCTCTAGGATATGATGGAAAGAAGTACCGATATTAAAATGAGAGTTATCTCTGGCCGCTGCATCTGCATCCTGCTCAGTTTTTTTCACTTTATAATGAGTATATCTTTGCTCACAATTCCCTAGGAGTTGAGAAGAAGAATAGGATAATCTAGCATCAGTAGGGGGAGCTATCCCCTCTACTGGCATCTCTACTTGCTTCACTACTAAGCCAGATCTTCAGGATCAGTATTATCTATTTTTGCTGCTGCAGGGGCTCTCAATTTTGCCTGTAATTCAAGATCTATGGCAGGACTCCAATTGTGGTATTTTACATCGTTCCCATCAGCATCTTTCTTCCCATGGTAGTAAAGGCCACAAGGCATCCCTACTATAAACTCATCTTCTACAATTCTATTCATCACAGTATCTCCACTGATGATAAATTTCTTCCCATCTTTATCTTGGAAAGTATGATTAATAGATCCTGCAGTATTTGGATACTGAGATCTAGTATTCTCTCTAGATGAAACATAAGAATAATTTTCAAAAGCAAAAGCTTCTTCCTTTAATTC